CACCTTTCATCTTCCACAACAATGTTTGTGTTGTAACGATAACCGGAATGTTAAGCTTCTGAGCCACACGCTTCAACGCACGAGTAATATTAGTCAACGCCTGAGGTGTATTGGCATCGCCTGTCACCTGGTCCATCATCAAATAGACACCATCCACAAAAAGTACGTCCGGCTTGAGTTGTTCTGCCTTAGCGACAAGAGAGTCTACTGTCAGGCCATTCACAGCGTCTACCAAGTGGAAAGGATGCTCAGTCTTCATATCATCATAAAGCTTCAGAAGACGGTCCTCCTCAGTTGAGTTTAGTTTACCACGACGCATACGACCATTAGAAACGTGTGCACGCATTGAGTCATGACGTTGAGACTGCTCATGGTTGTTCATCTCAAAAGACTGGAACATAGGCACCAGACCCGCTGCATGGACGTTTATAGCCATCTGTAGGGCAATCTGTGACTTACCAGTCTTTGGTGGAGCAATAACAGTAATAAGTTGTCCGCCCTGCAAACCTGCAGTAGCCTCGTCAATCTTCATGAAGCCAGTAGGAACACCTAACATCTTGGCGTTCACTAGTTCCTCATACTCTGCCCAACGACGGTCAGGGTCTTTGCTGAGGTCCACGTGAGTAGTACCAATGACTCCCTGCTCGTTTACTAATGCAATCGCTTTGGACATCTCTGTCAATGCTGACTCATGGTCATTGCTGTTCAGTGCAAGCACGACATCTTCAACACTATTACGAGTCAAAGTACGACGGCGAAACTCAACCATCTTGTCAATCAAATAGTCGAGGGTGTCCTCTACAACTAGAGTCTTGAAGTTTGGGAAGTTGTCGTTTACAGCTATGGCTGTAGGAACCTCACGATAATTGGTGTAGTGTTCACGAACAAACTTCCACACACGGCGCAAGTCATCATCAACAATCCAATCGTCTTTGATTCCACGCTCCAGTACAGGGATGATATCCCTATCAATAATAACTTTGCTAACTAAACGGTACTCGTTATCTGCTGCCATTTTATCCTCCTATAAGTTTTGTAATTCTATACCCCATGAACCGTATCTTGCAACACGTCCTGGTAAATCTATAACGCCTTTTAAGTTACTGCGGTATGGTAACTCAGAAATAAAGTCATCAATATTGGCATATAACTCAGCATAATTAAACGGGTTTCCTCCCCGCCTGTCAAGTCTATCCATAATTGAATCAAGGTGCTCTTGGGTCCAGTCTTCTGTTTCAAAACCAGCTAGCTCCACTGAAAGCCCAAATTTATTAGCCAGTATCCACAGCTGGGATAGTGACAGGTTATTTAGTTTAGAGACCTTGCGGCTAGTCGAAGACTTTAGAAACTTACGTGTTTCCTCTATCTCCGACTCAGCCACAACATCAATTAGTACTATGATACGTGGCGGAGTTTCATTAGAAATATCTCCGCCCTTCATTAGTAGATTACTTCAATCTTTGCATTGTTAATAATAAACTTGCGAAAAGACTCCGCATCATCCATTGCCTCTAGAACTTCGTTATCAGCAATCTCTTTTGAAATCTGGACTGCGTAATGCCCGCCATTCTTTTTCATGTGGTTCTTAACAAACCTAGAGTGCTTACACCCATTGTTTGATGAAAAAGAGTTGCAATTACAACGGACATGGTCTGGTGAATCTTGACTAATTTCAACTTCATAAATCTTGAAAGTTGTTGGTTCTAGAAATATTTGAACTGTACGCCAGTTATTCATTGTATCTTCCTTTACTTTTTGTTTTTACGTAGGTCTTGACCGTCAATACGAACACGAGTAAAAGCCTCGTGAGCAAAGCTACCCATTGCTGCCCCGTATTGTGCTGTCCAATCTTCACGTTTTACGTTTGTCGTGATAATTGTTGGTAGAGCTTTATCATAACGGGAACGAAGAATCTCGTCAAATGAACTGTCGTTATAAGTAGAGCCGTATTCTTTTCCTAAGTCATCTAGAACTAGGACACGAACGTTTAGCCAGTCTTCTTTAGCACGGCCATGGAAACCCTCCATCTCACGGTACAGCTCCTTACGAAGTTCACCCTCTGCATCCATGATTGCTTTCTTACGAGATAGAAACTCTGGAAAAGTCATGTAATAAATTGGGCGAGACTGCATACCGAAAGTCTCTGGGCTCATGGCTAGAGTCTCCCTGGCTTCATCCTCGTTCTCTGAAAGGTTGCGAACTAGCTCCATCAGAGCAACAACAGCATGTGTTGTCTTTCCTAGTCCTGGGCCACCGTCAAACAGTAGACCGACACCTGTCATGCCTAGCCCACCAATTTGCTTGATAACCTTGCCTTCAAGGACTTGCTCTAACCAGATATCCACCTCTTCAGGAAACTCCCCTGTAGTTGCAATGATATCTGCTGGTTCCATGCCAATAAAACGGCGAGGAATGTTAGCACTGCGAAGTAGCCAGTGACGTTTAATTGGTTCGATTTGTGATATGTCGTATGTCATTATTGCCTTCCTAATTTTGCTTCGTGACGTTCTAATGCTGCCTTACCAATGATAGTGTTGTCAAATACTTTTCCATCATTAGCTATTAAATTACTATTATCTTCTTCAATGACTACTTGACTAGTTTGATTTAGCTTATTGACATTATTAGTTATAAAGACTAAGAAGATATTAATAGTTTTACTTGGTTGTCTTTTAACTGCTATTAAGTTTCTTTCATCACCTATAAACTTGTCAAGTAAATCAAGTTCCATAGTTGCAGTTATTCCAAAATCCTTACGATTCTTAGCTAGTAAGATAGTAAGAGTTTTAGTGTTTATCATATTTGGTATGCCACGAATCTTATCGTAGATACGCCAACTAAACTCACTTGCAACATCTGCAGGAGTCCAGTCCTCTTTTTCCCTTTGATGACGGGTTTTAGAACTCTTTTTACTTACTGGTATCTTCTTTTGGCCAGAAGGAATATCACCATCAAGTAATCCAAATCCTTTTATATCATCATCATCATCATTCCACCTATTCACCTATTCTCCTATTAACGACGGGTTATAGGAGTAATAGTAACAGGCCTGTTTAATAAATGCAAGACAGACAATGAAAAGAATGCAGAAGCTAACCCAATAACAATAAGTGGAAGCCCTGTAATACCCATAACCCAAGCTGCACCATAGGATAAAGGTAGTGTTAGAATCCGTTTCAACCAACGGTCAGTGCTCATAAATGAGCCAATAAATTCCAAGACATAGCCAGTAGCCATTCCTGAAATAATTACTAGAATTAAAGTGTTCATATACTATATAGTACTATGAAATATTAGACAACGCAACATCTGTAAAACTTGTGCTTCCATAGAATGTGACATAGTATGGTGTACTAATAGGAAGGTAGTCTTCAATTGAGTCCATAAGATGAGCAATACGTAATGACAAGTTTGGGTAGTAAGCAGAAGGAGATGCATTTGTATCCCCAGTCCATGCTCCTCCAGAAAAGTCTCTTTCTCCATCAAAATAGTCTGTAGCAACTGAGCCAGGTTCAAGTTGAGCTGAGTCTAACACAAAGTCTTCACCCAGGGTAGAGGTGGTAACTTTTACTGTTAAAGTACTTGGTGCGTTAGTGCAACTAATTGACACTGAAAACCTTTGCCAAGTGTCTGTTAAACTTACTGTTTTACTTGAGATTTTTGTGCCGTCAGTTAAAACTAAAATAACATCTTGATTTCCAGAAATGCTCTTGGCGTAAATAGAGTACGTGTAAAATTTAGAGGTTAATAATTCACCAGTGTAACTAGTCTGTATAGTACCTAGATATGTGCCAGAAAAAGTTGCTGGAGTAGATATAGAAACCATATAGTTAGAACCAGGAGCAAGGTCCATGGTAGTATCTACAGTAATTGGGGTTAAGTTGGTAAATGTCCAGTTATTTGGAACGCTACTAGTACCAAGTTCAAAAGAAGGGTTTAAAATGTAGTTATATTTAGTAGGAGCCAAAGAGACTGTTACCCCACGAGGTTCAATGTAATTGGTGGGAGAAGTTGATGTTGTATACCCCGGAGCAGAGAGAGGGATTAGTTCAAACTGAACCATATCAAAATAATAGGTAGAGGTTCCAGTAGAGTCAAAATCAATTCTTATTGCCGCGTAAACTGCGTTATTAGGAGCTTCAGACGAATACCACTGTCTAGACCAACTAGTGCTAGTAGTTGAAGAGTACCCAAGAGAACTACTTGAAATAAACTTTCCTTGGTAAGTATACCATAGGATATTTAAAGTGATATTTGATGAACCTTGAACATAGGTTGACACAGTGTAAGTACTGCCTGCAGTAACTGGAATTCCATTATTTATAGGGTTATTTGTTCCGTAACTAAGTGACTGAGAAGTTCCAGTTGTGTCTACTTTTAGACAATAAATAGAATCTAATGAGTTTAACTCTGTTGCGGTTGTTTTATCAGACGTTATTGTTAAAGTGACGCCATCTCCCGGTAACCAACCGCCAATAGCCGAACTAGCAGTCCAGTCTTTAATATCAAACGTGCTATCTTCATGTGACAACATAAGATTTGCAGTTTCTGTAACTGTTGTGTTGTACCCTGTAAGGTCTTTTGTAAATAACTTTAAACTGTTTAGTGTGCCTTTACCGCCATAAATAGTTAAAGCATCTCTTACTAGTCTTTTTTGGGCTTTGGTAGCTAGTTTGTTGTAAGCTTTAATACCAAGCTCAAAAGATTTAAGCTGAAGAATTTCTGGAGAAGAACCTGAGTTATTATTATCAGGGATAATTAATTTAGCAAAACTTAAGAACTCGTCAATAGTGAATGAAAATCCTTCAAAGAACTTAGAAATTAGTGAGTTTTGAACTTTACCTGTGTCATCTACGTATGAATACGATGAGTTGGTTTCGTCTAATGGGGATACTGATTGACTAGTTAATACTTGTGGTAGATAAGATAAAAAACGTTGATGAGTAGTAGAGAAATCTATTTCGGAATCTATAGACTTATCCCCCATGATTCCTTTGCCAACAAACACGCTTTTTACAGCGTTTGTTCCACTAGTAAGAGTGTGCTTAAAAGGGACAAGAGTTAGAGTTTCACCAACAGGCTCCCAATAGGCATCAGGTGCTCGTCTTAACCACGCTCTATAGTAGGCAAACCTTCCCTCAACCAAAGGAGTGTCTAAAATTCTGTCTCCGGTAGGAAAGCTATTTACAGCAGTTTCATAAATTATCTTTCCATCTTCAGCAGTTTCTGGGTAACCATCTTGATTTCTAGTAATTCTAAACTGAATATAAGAACCAGTTGGTGCAGCATACTCTAAGTAAACTTGGTTGTAGTTTATAGCAGTAGCTACCATAGGACGAGCAGAATAGTCTAGCGGGCTACCGTCTCCATAAAGAGTGCCATCATTATACTTAAAACTGTTATACAAAGCCATGCTATCTCCTGTTTTTAATTTCTATTATTATGCTATCTGCTGGACAGTTAGAATAAGGGCAGCAGTTGTTGGTCTAGCCGGGTTAGTGCCAGCAACGTAAGACTCTAAGCTAACCTTATTCGATTCTGCGCCCCATTGCAGTTCAAGATACTGTCCTGCTTTAAAACTCAGAAAGTAGTTCCATCCAATAATAGCGTGTCCATGAACCTGCCCGTGTGAAGCCGGAACAGCTGCAAAACCAGTGCTACCAACAACATGGCTACCGTCTATTGCTAACCAAACATAGATATCTTGATTTTGGTTATCAATATTTTGAAATTGTCCTGACCATTGAATATTATATATTCCGGAATTTTGAAAGTAAATTCTAGTTGTGTTTGTATTTGAGATGTAAATACCAGATGAATAGTCTGTGGTATCCCAAGGAAAAATTTGCTCTACATTTGGGTTAGTTATTGCTTGCCTACCCATATATTGAAAAGCCCCATAATTTCCAGTAGAATTGCTAACAACAGGAGCTGTAACAACCTCATTAGTTGTAGTGGTTACTACTTCAGTACCAGTACTTTGTGCACCAAATGTACCTGCCCAAATAGGATAAGATGGGTCTCCACCTTCAAACATAACCCAAACACCTTGACCAACTTTTGGAATATTAGTAGCTATTCCGGGCTTTTCAACAGGCCATGCCCACTCTGTGTGTTGGTCTGCTAGTATCTGTGGAACTTTAAGTTGTAAACGGTATAGGTTTAAAGGGTCGTCAGAATTGTGGACAACACCTCTGTAAACTCCATAAAACCTAGCATTACCGTAAACATCTTTAATCATTATGCGGCTACAATCACACTTACTGCGTAACTTGTAACTGTTACTCCATCGCTAGCTGTAACGTTAATTACAATTGGGTTAAATACGTTTAGGCTATTAGAGACGTAACCAAGCGCAGTAAACCCACTACCGCTAGAGCCAGAAGTATTGTTTACAGTAATTGAGCTACCTGAGTCAATTGCAGTAGGAGTAACAACTAGAGAAGTAGACGCACTTGGTACAGTTACTTGGTAGTTATATACTCCAGAGTTAAATGTTTTAGACCAAGTAACTGGAGTTACAGTAGACCCACCAGTATTCTTAGCAACTATTGTAACACCTGATAAAGTAGAGACTGTAGACGCTTGAGTTAAAGTTATACCTGATTCTTGGAAAACAAATATTTCATCAGGAGTTCCAATTAAACTGTTTTTACCAGCCCCACCATATCTATATAGACCAGTTACTTTAACATTTCTAACTCCATCAACTTGACGCAGTTTAAACTCAACTTCTTCAGGAGTAATAACATCTGCAAATTGTAGATTACTAAATGAAAAGTCATTAGTAATAGCTGTTTTAATGTTTGACTCAACTACCGCCCCTGAATACTGAGGCAATGCAGAATAAGTTACATTCACAAAAATGTCCGTATAGGTAGGGGCACTGTATGTAACTGTTGTTCCAATTGATTTTTTATCATTTAAAAAATTGGGTACAGTAGTTTTTAGTAAGTAGTCTAATTGAGTGTTGTTTTCAGAACCTATAATTCCAGGGTTAATGTCAGATAAACCAGACTGAATAGGAGCAATATAAACTGTAACATTGCTTCTATTGCTAGCAGTAGCGTTTGCTTTAGATACACCAGGCACAGTCAACGCAAGGTTGGCAAAGTCTTCTAGTGTAACCGCTCTATTAAGGCTTCTTAACGCTCTTGGAGTGTTATACCGAATACTATCGTTTGTTTCTGGGTCTCCACCACCTTGGGCAGCCTGTGGGTTAGTTACCTTAATTACACTTCTTAGCCTTGCCTCAGTTTCAGTGCTAAGGCCTGGAATTTTTCCAAGAGAAGTTATAGTTCCTGCACTAACATTTCCAATAACTCCACCACCAGCATTGTAGACTGCTTTAATAGTTGATTCTGAAGTTGGGATAGAACCAGAAATTCCGTCACCAAAATTGACTACAACTTGGTTTTTAGAATTAATCGTAACATTAAAAACTTTGTCTCCAGCAGAATAGTCTCTAATACTTTGAACTTGAGTCCATTGCTCAAAAACAGTTCCATTATCTACATAAACATTTACGCTAGTTGGGTTTACTTTAGTTTCCTTAAGAAGGAAAGACTGGTCTGCACTTCCATCAGATATACCAATTTTTTCACCAGTAATATCATATGAAACCGCAGAAATGTTCGCAGCGTTTTCTGCTCTAAGAGAAACGTCTTCACCTTGAATAGCTAATACAGGAGAACTGGTGCCTTTATAAGGCACTACGGTATCACTTTGAGTGGTAAATACTAAGCTTGATGTAACACCTGCATCCGTAACAGACGCTGTTACTTGAGTACCAGCAGGAACAGTGTCACTTCCATTACTAAGAATTTGGCCAATAGTAGCACCGCCACCACCTAAAATTGCAGGAAGTTCTGAATAATAAACAGTTCCTCCAGAGGTATAAGTTCCACCAATTTGGGCAACTGCAGTACCAGTCTGAGAAGCAACTGTTGAGTTGTATGCATTAGTTACTTTAAATTGTTTACATAATACTGCTCCACCATTAGGTAAGCTATCTGCACCTCTAGAAGAGGTTGGAGCAGAAATTCTAAACTTATAGAGAGCAGCAGTTCCACCATTTACATAAGTGTCTGTAAAGTAAGCGTTTATTGTAAAGCTTTTTGTAGTAGGAGTGTTAATAATCTTAGCTTCAGAAATATTATACACAGAGCTGCTAACTCCATCTTTTGTACTATTAACTCCAGTAATAGTAACATACTGTCCAGAAGTAAGCCCGTGGTCAGTAGAGGTATTGTATGTTACTGTACCCGTAGAACCGGTACCAACCACTCCATTAATAGTAACGTTTGTAGTAGTTACGCTAGCAACATCAGCATCAGTGAAATTAAACCCTTGGTTTCGTGCTCCTGTAGGGTTTCCAACACTTGTGATGTTTACTACGTTAACGATATCTTTTACCGCGTATAACTTACTAGCGGTAAACTCAACGTATTGACTAGAACTGCTTCCACCATAAGCTGCGTTACTAATTACGGCAACGTCATCTCTAACAGAAGCAATAGTTGCTCCAGTAAAGTTATACCCAACTCCAGCAGCGGCACCATTAATACCCGTGATGTTAACAACTTGACCAGCAACAAAATCGCTCCAAGCTGAAAAAGTTACTGTACCAGCATTAGCATTAAGAGCCGTAATTGAAGCGTTATTATCAGTAGACTCAACAGTAAATGTTGCTGGAACTCCAGCCTTTGCAGTGGTAGTGGAGGCAATCACCCATTTGCCGTTATAGTTATTACTTGAACCAGATACAACTACATCTTTAATAGTTACTTTTTGTCCTGATACAGGGTTTAAAGAACCAGTAGAAGTTACTGTAAATTTAGTTCCAGAGTTAGTAGCTGCACTAATTGCAGCTGAAGGTTGGTACCATATAACATTCTTACCAATATCGTTATAACCAACATACTTAACAGTAAATTTGCCATTGTATACGCTTGCGTCATAAGTTACGCTAGTTCCGGCTATCGTAGCGTTTATTTTAGTTGGAATACCAACAATGTTTATTGTATCACCAATAACAAACGTGTTGTCATTAGGAACAATCACTTTAGCTAGATTAGTGTATAGTGTTCCACTAATAGTGCCATTCTCAATAATGGCAGCACCAATTCCACCAGAATACCCAGAACTGTTACTAAACTGCAAATCAACAACTGAACTAATGTAGTTTGCTGGATTATACCCGTACATTTTAGCCAAATTTAAAAGGCTTTCGCGTTGGGTAGCAGTCATAATGTACGACTCATTGGCAATGCGGTCAATATAGTAGTTAATTAAATCGCCCATATAAGCAAAAGACTCGATAAGTGCTAGACCAAAATCAGAAGGGTCATTTCCCTGCCAGTTATTATCAGTGCGTTCTTTTACCCTACTAATTAACTGAGTTCGTAGAGCGTAATAGTCTCTTCCTGTATAGTCTACAGATAAAGGGGTTTTGTTTGCTGGGGCGGTCATAGTATCTCCTCAAAAGGGGCGTTTGTATCTGAAACAGTAACAATGCCTACTTCAGTTGTGGCTTGTTCTTTATTAGGTAGCAAGTAAACAACAGTAACAGTTAAGCTGTTTACATTTTCATCAAAAATAGGGTCAATTGAAGTTATTTCCAATAAAGGAAATTGTTCATGAAAAACTCTAGAAACTTCTTTTGTAACAACATCAGTAGTAGAACTTATGGTGTCAAATAGAGAAGCGCCAATTTTTGTACCATAATTTGGGCGCATTACTCTTTCACTAATTCTAGTTCCAAGAGCAATACGTACTCTATCTGCCCAAATTTCATTTTGAGTAGTAGCTAAAACCAGGTTTCCATTAGATAAAGACAAAGGTAATTTTAATGCCACTTCAGTTGTACTTATTTGGGACATATTATACTCCTACTGCTTTCCATTGTTGTGGAAGCTTTACAAATCCTTGACTTCCTTCTTTTATAATCATATCAGTAGATGATAGCTTTACGGTGTCCATGTTAAAGTATAGGCTTGAAATTCCACCATTTTGCAAAACATCCGCGTTAATTACCCCAACATTAGAGGCATCTCTAGTTCTAAATGAAGTCTGTACGGTGTCACCTAGGCCATCTGTTGCAATTTTTAACTCAATAACATAGTCTCCAATTTTGTGAAACATGTGCTTAGCCTCTTTAACCATCCAAAAACCATCAGTAAGGTTACCTGTTCCTGATATAAAAGTTGTTGAAAAAGGCCTGATTCGAGGGTCTCCTTGACCGTGTACCGTAGCAGGAAGATTAAATCTAGCAAGTTCAGCAGCACCTTTAGCTTCGACTAAAGCGGCTTCTGAGCTAGGAGCTACTCTGTCTGTTCTGTACTCAGAAAATAAAACATCAGTGTTTCTATCACGTAAGTTAGTCCCAGTTATAGCCGGACTAGCTTGGGATAGGTACTGTTTGTTTGTTATTGGGTCAACACCACCAACATTTTTAATAGTTCTATAGTTGACACTATCTTCAATATTGTCTCCGCTAATTACAGTAAAACTGTCTAGAGTCCTATCCAATGCCTGAGTGTTAAAAGGTATTGTAGCGTCACCAATACTAAGTATGGCTGCATTGCTAAACCCTAAGTCAATAAGTTTATCTAAGGGACGAAATATAAAGTTCATTCCATCAACAATTACCCCATAACCAATTCTTTTAGCCTGCTCAACAATCCACTCCCAGTAAGTTAAACCAGCTATTGTTAACTGTGGAAATTTTTGTGAAACATTATCCCCAATAAAATTAAACCCATACTCTTTAACAATTTCTTCTACAGCCTGGGGAATTGAGTAGTCTTTAAAAACTCTTGCAACTCTAGCCTTTAAAGGAAATGAGCTTCCAACACAAACAATAGTCATAGAGTTCATTCTTTGAGGGGAGTTTCCTTTAGACACAGTTGATACGTAGCCTACCCAACTTTTAGACAAAGTGTCCTGGTTCCAAGAAAATTGAATAGGTAGACCAGTGTGCAGTGAGTCAAACCAAAGAGTGCTTTCTGCTGGGTACTCTAAAACCATGACGTCATGGGCGTATTGTTTTTGGTATAAATCGATTCTTCTAGGCTGAGCCGTTAAAGACGGCAAAGTAGGAAAGGTAATAGCTGTGTTTGTACCTCTCCTATACTTACCAACAAAAACATCAGACACTTGGAATCCTTATTGTTGCTCCAATAGGAATAGAAAATGGGTCAATAATCTCTGGATTTGCATCCATTATTTTCCACCAAAACACAGGGCTACCTAAAAGTTGCTCAGAGACAAGGTCAATCCTGTCTCCAGTAGTCCAAGTGTAATAGTAAAAAGTAAACTTGGCTTTTGGAAAAGTTCGGTATACACCTAATCGGTATGTTTGAGTTCTTGCATCCTGTGCTTTTATGATAGTGCCAGTGGCGTATCTACTATCGGTGTATATCATTAAATTCCTCCTCCGCCGCCATTGCCGCCTGGGTACTGCCCTGAAACAGGGTAGTCGGGGAGACGAGCAAAGGCGATATCAACTGTGCTGAACAATGGCACCATACGCTCATTAAAAATCATATGGTTAATATTTAAACTGTTTACAACTCCAAGATACCGAAGTGATTTACCTAAGTGAAGTTCTACTGGGATTGCTGGTAACCAGCCCATATCAGCTGTGTTTTCTCCGCGAAGGTAACTGCTCATTGTTGTCCCCATAAGAACTCTCAATAAGTATTCAAGGTCATACATAGTGCCTTTATTATAGATATCTTTTTCTTCTTGTTGATTGGCAGGTGCTTTAGCATACCTATCTCTGTTTTGCAGGTTACCGTACTCATCATAATACTGCATATCAAAAATACGATTAATAATGATTTGGAAAGATACAGAACCTTGCGAACCAGAAACTCCCGCTAAGTTAAACATTTCAGTTCCAGAGGTAATCATAGTTACGTCTACGTTAGGTGAGGTGAAGTAACTCATCGCAACAGTTCCAGGGTTATATTGGAACTGGAACCCGTAGTTGTGTTTATCAAAATAGTCTGATGACTGAGCTTTATTTGAACCAGAGTTCCAAGCTTTTAATACCTGCTCAGAAGTAACAATCATACCTTTACTTCCAAGAACTGAAGTCCACAAATCACCAGCAGAGTGAACAACTGTAGGCTGGTTATGGGAGAGCATTAGTTTGTTTACAAAGTCTGTTCTATTGCTAAAATATGCTTCTTTTACAGAACTGGCATTATAAGACAAAGGAGTAAAGGTGCTTTTATTAATTGATTTATAAGCTCCAACTCCATTTCCAGTAATCTTTTTAGCATCTGTTAACGCTTGAATTGCTGAAGAGGTTTTAGAGATTTCTTTACTAACACCCAACGCTATGTTTAAGGAAGAAAGCTTTCCAGATACGATATCTCTTTGACTTTGTAAACTTATAATTGATTGTTCTAATATATCAATTGATGATTGGGTTGTGTTATTGTTTTGAGCAGGGTCAGAGTCGTTCAGTGTTTTAAGCTGTGTTTTTTTATCTGCAATTAAAATATCAAAATCTTTAACTTGCCTTGTAAGGTTTGATATTTTATCAGAATAAGAAGTCAAAGCCGCTAATTCATTTACAGCAATTTGTTGGTCAGCCGCTGCTGCAATAGCTTTATCACGTGATGATGTTGCTGCCGCCATTACATACCTCCTGTGTTAGATAGAAGTGAATTATCGTCTAGGTACTGTTTTACTAGTTGAGCAAATTTAACAGCATCAGCAGAAGTTACATCTGGAACTTGTACAACGATACTTACGTTATTGCTAATGTTATTTTTTGCACCCCCAGAATCAGAAGTAAGTACGTTTCCAGTAACTGGGGTGTACTTAGTAGGGTCACCGCTCATAGCTTGATTCCAAGCCCCTGCACTCATACCAAGGTTTGCCGCCATAGCTTGAACTGAACCAAGAATTTTACTTGTATCTCCAGAATATAGGCCAGATAAAGTGTTCATAGCATTAGTAATGTTTGAGGGTGTCCCACTCATTGCTTTAGCTCTGTCTACTGGACCGGCCACCGCACCCGAGGAGGAGGAAATAGGGGCGCCTGTTGAGTCTGGCTTTAAAGTCATTCCTTGGCTAGTACCGTTTACCAGACCGCTTAGTCCCATTCCACTACTTTGAATACTTCCCGCACTATCTGGGTTTACAGAGGTACCCATACCACCAGCTGTTTGACGTCCTTTGCGAATTTCAAAGTGCAAGTGAGCTCCAGCAGGTCCAAGTGGTTCAGTACGACCTGAGTTTCCTGCTTTACCAATAACCTGCCCTTTACTAACAGGGTCATTTGCTTTTACTAATACCTGAGATAAATGTCCATAAATAGAAGTGTATTCACCATCTCCACCACTATGAACAATAGTAATATAATTTCCAAGACTTCCTCCAGTAGAGTCTTGATTAGGGTGGTTATCAATTGCTATTAAAACAATGCCGTCAGCAACTGCTCTTACATCATCTCCAATATTATAGTTATAGTCTGTTCCACCATGGGTGTGTTTTAACCCTTTTTCGTCTGTCCTTGTTGTACCTAATGCCTCGTTTACTTTGTGGCCACTTGCAACATACGATATGTCAAACAACCCTCTTCCACCGCCACCCCCAGTACCACCAGTTCCTACAGAGCGACCAGTTCCAACTGAGTTGTTATTGGTTGGACCACCAAAACCACCTAGTAAAGTAGCTCCAGCAGAGCTTCCTAGAGCAGCACCCATGCTTGCACCCATGCTACCAGCAATGATTCCCATTTCAGTAAGCGCAGGAGCAGGGTTAAGTGCATCCATACCCATAAAGGCTTGACCAATACCAGCTAATCCTTTACTTGTAAAGTCAATAGCGGTGTTTACTCCACCAATAAGGCCCTTAGTAGTATTAGCACCAAACAATGTCTGAATCATTGCACTAGCTCCACCAAGAGCCTTAGACAAAGCCCCAGCAGTAGCATTTAAAGCCATCAGAGCGTTGCTAGCCTGATTAATTCCGCTAATGTAACTTGCTTGCGCACTATCCATTGCAGCCGTTGCAGAGGTATCTACAGCCATTTGTGATGCAAGTGGGTTTTTAGAAGCTAGCCCATTAGTTACATCTGTAGAAGAAGAAAGGTCGACTTTATTTCCACCAGTGGCTCTGTCTATCATGTACTGTTTAAACATTTGAGCACCCTGCTTATCGCCACTAAAGAACGAGTCAATAGTTACGCCAAGAGAACCTCTACGAATAGACGACATAGTTTGTTCTTGGTTAGCTTGTCCTCGTCCAGCAGTAAGACGTTGCGCTAGTTCTTCAAAAATTTGTCCCTGAGTCTTTTCTTTACCAGTAGACAAATCAGCGGTGTAAATACCAAAATTCTGCAGCGCACTTGCTGCGCCTTTAGCAGAAGTCAAACCTTCGATAGAGGCTGCTGCATCTTCATTTGAAATGTTCATATAACGAGCAGCGTTACCAATTGTGTTCATGGTTTGACCATAAACGTCTTGATTTGAAGACATACCACGAGAAGCTAAGTATTGAGCAACTTTTGCATCTGAACCTGGGGAAGTGATTGCAGACATTGCACTAAGTCTGCCAAATGTTTTTTGAGAAAGAGTCCCAGCGTTAGTACCACTATAGATACCCGCATTGTAGTACCCAGTTGCCCTACCCATTACTCCTTCAACTCCAGGAAGGAAAGTGTTAATAGCACCTTGCATACCCTGCATAAGTTTTACAGTGTCGGAAAGACCATACATGCTACTGGTAATGTTTGCTTGTGATTCTGGAGATAGTGCTGCAAATCTAGACTGTTTCATAACGTTTCCATTACGGTCTGTCATGGCATCTCCATTGCCATCATACATTGTCTGTGTTTTGCGGTTACTAATGCCCTTCATACCAAGGTAGGCTCCTTGAGCCCTATCCTTCATTTTCTCCATTTTTTCTTCATTGGAGCGCTTAATTTCCTGCATTCTTTGGAACTGACCTCCAAATGTGCCGTATCCAAGAGAAGAGTCATAGCCTCCGTGCATATTGACCACATCGGGTCTCTGCATTCCAAGTCTGTTCATCGCAGCTTTTGCAAAACGACCTTGGCTCATGTTAGCTCTGGTGTTCATTGCAGCAGACATGTCTTTAGCAGAAGGCATACCGCCTCCGCCAGATTTGCCTTTAGAGCCTTCTCCACCCATGTTAGAGTCAAACTGAGATGACTTCTTAACTAAGTTGTCAACAATCTTCTCAGCTTGTTTAAGCCTGGATACAAGGCCTTCTAAACTATCAGCCATATTAAGTCCTTACTAACTTTCCAGCAGCCTTGGCCATTTCTAGCCAATTAGCTCTTTCCTTAGGAGTTAACTCTTTAATTTCATTCAGAGTCCACCCTGTAAAACTTACGGTTAATGCCATCCAATCTGACATTAACTTGTAGTAGTGCGATACTTTAGAAGCGAAACAAAGTTCCAAGATTAATTGGAACCACTACCTTTCCTTCACAGTCTGGACAATCAATAACAATGTCATCAAACTGTGGGCCAGGAATACGTTTTGCAATCTCATCACCAATTTTTTTACGGTCAACTAGTCCAATTGCTTGAACTTGAGCTTTACCCATAACAGGCTTGCCGTCAATTTCAAGAATAGTGTGCTGTAGCAGTGTTGTTGTTAATTCTGCGCCATTACGGTCAGTACTTGTTGCAAGTTCTTTTTGCACTACTCCCGTAGGAAGAGTAACTTCATACACACTTGATTTACCTTGAACAGTGAACACCCGGTCTACAATTGAATCTACTAAAATCTTGACTTTAATATCACGGTCAACGTCTATTTCTACATCTTTAAAATCATCACAACCAACGCAATAGGTAGACACTTCAGTTACTTTACCAAAAGTAACTTTAAAAATTCCTAGCATAAGAGCATCACGGTCACCTGAAAGCAAAGAATCAAGAAGTGGTTCTGTTACTGGTAAATCACCAAGTTTAACTACAGCACGATTTAGAATAGTATTAAAAGCTTTTCCAATGTTATTGGATTTGCCAATAACCTCTTCGTCTTTTCCATTTAGTTCACGAACTTCAGCGGTCCTGATGACCTCCCCAGCTGGAGTAATAAATCCAGCAGGGAGGTTCACCAAGGTGTCCGAAGGAGTGTTGATAATTAGTGGTGAAGTGTTTTGTGTTTCTGTGCTTTGCAGTACTTTGTTAATAAGGTCGTTATTAAGTTCAGCACCACTTGCAGTTTTCATATTGTTTTCCATATAATTATCCTTTTTCTATTTACTTAAATTTTGCAGCAGAGCCACCGGCTGTTAGGTCAGTGCCCCAGTTCATGTCGAAACCTTCATGAACAAGAGTCATCTGCTCTACAAACAAAGCGTTGTCACCAGCGTTTAGGTCAGAGTAAGCAACAGCTGTTGGCCAGCAGTTGTACACCTGGAAACGTGCTGAAACGTGGTCCTTGTAGTTAGCAGTAGTTAGCTCTAGGTTGTTTCCACCAGAACCGGCAATTGGGTGGGTTAGCACTTCAATTTCCAAGTCACAGCGGAAGTTTTCACCCTGCTGAGAAGTGGTGCCGTTTTGAACGGTAGCAAACAACTTGCGCATCCAGTCCCAGTGCTGTGAGGTACCTAGTACGACACCACGCTGCAATGTGATTGGTGAGAAGGTTGTCTGACCAGGAATCTGGTGAACAGTGGTGTTGTAGCCACCCTCACGGTAAGGGATGCTGTCAGTAGTTACTGACAAACCCGATACAGAAGTGAAGCCGACAGTCACCTTTGGGGTTTTCAACCAAGAACCGCCACCTGCGTTGCCACCAGTAAGTGGCTTGAAGGTAACCAGGAACCTAAAGTTTCTGATTGGGTCGGTCTCAAGAGTTGAACGGTTGTTGATAATAGTTGGTCCAGCCATTTATTATTTCTCCTTTGGTTATTCT